TGTTATCACGAAATATATCCGAGTGTTTAACCTAATACCGAGCATGTAGGCGATGTTTCGTGATAACTCAAAAGTATTGATAACCTCTGTTATCGATAATTCCTGATAACAGAGGCTGGGACATCGAGCCGGAGACAGAAAACGCGCAGCTTGCGCTTCTTATCATCCTGTACGATCTAAACTGACAAGAAGGCGCTGAACAGAAAGCAAGAAAGTCAAATCCGGGAGGAGAGCCACACGGCTCTTTCTCTCGTTCACATATACCGCATTACACATACACCACATGGGACAGGATCGCTTCGGCGGTCCTTTTTTGATGGACAGAAAGGAGGTGTTTCCTATGGCAACCAGAGGAAGAAAGCCAACTCCGACCGCAATCAAGGAGCTGGAAGGAAATCCCGGGAAAAGAAAACTGAATGAGAATGAGCCAAAGCCAGAGCGGAAAGCACCTGCCTGTCCGAAGTGGCTCGATAAGGATGCCAGAAAGGAGTGGCACAGGCTGGCAAAGAAGATGGAAGCCATCGGTGTCCTCACCGAAGTCGATATGGCTGCCTTTGCTGCATACTGCCAGTCCTATGCAAGATGGAAGGAAGCCGAGGAGTTCATCACGGAGCACGGCACTCTTGTCCGGACGCCTTCTGGTTACTGGCAACAGGTCCCGCAGGTCTCCATCGCGCAGACCTACATGAAGCAGATGGGAAAGTTCGCGACCGAGTTCGGTCTGACTCCGGCGTCCCGTTCCCGCCTGATCGCGGATGCCGGGAAGACAGCACCGGGAGATGAGATGGAGGAGCTGTTGGGAGGTGACGTAGATGGCAGTTGAAAAGCGGCCTGTAGATATGCCAAAGCTGACCGATTATCAGCCGACAAAGTTCATGCTTCCAACGTCCCACTATGATGCGGCGAAAGCGGACCGGGCGGTGAAGTTCATCGAAATGCTCCGCCATACCAAAGGCAAGTGGGCCGGAAAACGCTTCTGGCTCCTCCCTTGGCAGGAGAAAATTATCCGGGATCTCTTTGGAATCGTAAAGCCCGATGGAAACCGGCAGTTCCGGACAGCCTACATCGAGATTGGCAAGAAGAATGGAAAGTCGGAGCTTGCCGCAGCTGTGGCCTTGTACCTGCTGTATGCGGACAACGAGCCGTCTGCAGAAGTTTATGGCGCTGCCGCAGATCGCCAGCAGGCATCGATCGTTTTTGATGTCGCCCACCAGATGGTGAACATGACACCGGCGCTACTCAAGCGCTCCAAGATCATGGCAGCCAGCAAGCGGATTGTGAACTACTCGAATGCCGGATTCTACCAGGTGCTTTCTGCAGAGGTGGGAACAAAACATGGACTGAATGTTTCTGGTCTTGTACTAGACGAGGTTCATGCGCAACCGACACGAAAGCTGTATGACGTTCTAACCCAAGGCTCCGGTGATGCGAGAGAGCAGCCGCTATATTTCCTGATTACTACCGCCGGAACCGATAAGAATTCGATTTGCTACGAGCTGCACCAGAAGGCAAAAGACATCCTCTCCGGGCAGCGTGTGGATCATACGTTTTATCCAGTCGTCTACGGATTGGAAGAAGATGAGGATTGGCACGATGAGAAGAACTGGTACAAAGCAAATCCAAGTCTCGGGCAGACGATTGACATTGAACGTGTCCGGGAGCATTACCACGAGGCAATGGAAAATCCTGCGGAGGAGGCGGTGTTTAAGCAGCTCCGACTCAACATGTGGGTATCTTCAACGACCGCCTTCATTCCGGAGCAGGTCTTTGATCAGGGCAATGAGCCGATTGATCTGGATAGTCTTCGGGGAAGGGAATGTTACGGTGGACTCGATCTTTCGAGCACTGGCGACATCACCGCACTGGTTCTGATGTTCCCGCCGAGAGATGAAACGGAGAAGTACATCTGCCTGCCATTCTTCTGGGTCCCGGAGGACACCATTCCAATCCGGGTGCGAAGGGCCTCTGTTCCCTACGATGTCTGGGTAAAGCAGGGATACATGAAGGCGACGGAAGGAAATGTGATCGACTACAACTTCATCGAGAAGTTCATCCTGGATCTCTACAAGATCTACAACATCAAGGAAATCGCGGTCGACAGGTGGAATGCGACCCAGCTCATCATCAATCTTCAGGATGACGGCTTGACGATGGTGCCCTTTGGACAGGGCTTCAAAGATATGTCCGCCCCGACCAAGGAGTTCTACAAGCTGATGATGGAAGGAAAGATCATCCACGGTGGCAATCCGGTCCTTCGGTGGATGGCCCTGAACGTGGTCGTGGACCGGGATGCTGCCGATAACATCAAGCCGACCAAGGCGAAATCACCGGAAAAGATCGACGGTATCGTTGCATCGATTATGGCGCTGGATCGCTGTATCCGGCAGGAACAAGCAGAGAGTGTTTACGACAGCCGAGGGCTGATCACATTTTGATGGAGGAAGGATCGATGGGATTTAAGGATTTATTTCACAGAAGGAAGGCAAGAGCGGATCCAAAGGATGCAACATCCGGCAGTGTCTACCGCGCTTACTATGGGCACACCTCATCTGGCAAAACTGTGACAGAGCGAAGCTCCATGCAGGTGACTGCTGTGTATGCCTGTGTCCGGGTACTTGCTGAGGCTGTGGCAAGCCTGCCCTTACACCTCTACAAAGAGGAGGATGGGAGCAAGGTAAAGGCAACGGATCATCCGTTGTACTTTCTTCTTCACAGTGAGCCTAATGAGGAGATGACGGCTTACACCTTCTGGGAGACGCTCCTCACACACCTTCTCCTGTGGGGGAATGCCTATGTGCAGATTATCCGGAATGGAAAGGGCGAGATCACAGCACTGTATCCTCTGATGCCAAACCGAATGACGGTGGACCGTGACGAGAACGGACACATCTATTACCAGTACCTCTGGTCCAAGGGATCCGATGCACCGACGATGAAAGAGACGATCGTCAAGCTCTCTCCCCATGAGGTGATGCAGATCCCGGGGCTTGGATTTGACGGCCTTGTGGGTTACAGCCCGATTGCGATGGCAAAGAACAGTATCGGCCTTTCGATGGCCTGTGAGGAATACGGCAGTAAGTTCTTTGAGAACGGTGCAGCGCCATCCGGTGTCCTCGAGCATCCGGGTGTCCTGAAGGATCCGGAGAAGGTGAGAGATAGCTGGCAGGCAGCCTTTGGCGGCAGCCAGAATGCCGGGAAGGTGGCAGTCCTCGAAGAGGGCATGAAGTATTCGCCGATCTCCATCAATCCGCAGGAGGCGCAGTTCCTGGATACCCGAAAGTTCCAGATCGATGAGATTGCCAGGATCTTCCGGGTGCCGCCGCATATGATTGGAGATCTTGAACATGCGACTTTTTCTAACATTGAGGAACAGTCGCTGGAATTCGTGACGTACAGTCTGCAGCCGTGGCTTGCCAGAATCGAGTCTGCGATCTCAAGGTCGCTTCTTACCCCGGAGGAGAAGAAGATCTACTATGCGCGTTTCAACGTGGATGGTCTTCTTCGCGGCAACTATGAGAGCCGCATGCAGGGATACGCGACTGGCATCAGTAACGGCTTTTTGTGTGTGAACGATGTCCGGCGCTTAGAGAACATGGATCTTGTCCCAGACGAAGAGGGCGGGAACCTGTTCCTTGTAAATGGATCGATGACGCCTTTGAAATCGGCAGGAGCGGCCTACCAGACTTCCGGTGGTGGAAGTGATCCTCCGGAGCAGGATGAGCCTGATGAAGAGCCTGAGAAGAAGCAGGAGGATCCAGAGCAGGAGCCGGAAGAAGATACCAAGAACAAAAAGCCCCTAAGAAGGGGAAGGAGGAACACATGAACAAGTTTTGGAAGTGGGTGCGGAACAAGGCACCGGATGGAGAAGATCCGGACTTTGCTGCACGCACGCTGTTTTTAAACGGAACCATCGCTTCGGAGAGTTGGTTTGACGATGACGTCACGCCAGCTCTTTTTAAGTCTGACCTTGATTCCGGGAAAGGACCGATCACGGTCTGGATCAACTCTCCGGGGGGCGATGTCTGGGCGGCGGCACAGATCTACAACATGCTTCTGTCCTACGACGGAAAGGTCATGGTGAAGATCGACGGCCTTGCCGCATCGGCAGCTTCTGTCATTGCGATGGCAGGAGATGAGGTTCTGGTATCACCAGTATCCATGCTGATGATTCATAATCCGGCGACGGCAGCGATGGGAGATAAGAGCGATCTGGAACAGGCGATCTCGATGCTTGATTCTGTGAAGGATTCCATCCTGAATGCCTACGTGAAGAAGACCGGCCTTTCCAAAAATAAGCTCAGCAAGCTCATGGACGATGAGACCTGGATGGATGCGAATAAGGCAGTCGAGCTTCATTTTGCAGACCGTGTGATGGAACGCCCGGATCTCTACCATGAGGAGGAGCAGGACAAGAAAGTCCCGGAAGAGGAGGATCCGGATGGAGAGAAACCAGAAGAGGAATCTGAAAAGGAATCAGAAAAGGAATCAGAAAAAGAATCGGAAGAAGAGGATCCCGAAAAAAAGGAAAAGAACCAGATCCAGACAGGATTCCTTTATTCCAGTCGCCAGATGGCGGCGGCTTTCACGGGTAAGGTGAAGAAGCACTACGAAATTGAAAAGCTGGCATCGGGAATACCGGCAGCCAAAGATACCGCAGAGAAAGGCAGGAGCGTCGATGCGCTGATGGATCGCCTGAATCTGCTACACACCATGATGTGAGGAGGAAAACACATATGAACGTACAGGATTTGATTGCAAAGAGGGCCAAGGCATGGGAGGCAGCAAAGTCCTTCCTTGAAGCTCACAGGGGAGAGAACGGTGTTCTCTCTGCAGAAGACGGTGCAACGTATGACCGTATGGAAAAGGAGATCACGGACCTTACCAAGGAGATCGACCGCCTGAACCGTCAGGCTGCGATTGAGGCACAGCTTAACCAGCCGACCTCTGCTCCGCTTTCCGGGAAGCCGTCTGCTGGAAATGAAAAGCCGGAAAGAAAGGGACGTGCTTCCGATCAGTATGCCAGAGATATGCTGACCGCGATGCGCACGAACTTCCATCAGGTATCCGATCTCCTGCAGGAGGGTGTGGATGCTGATGGCGGATATCTGGTTCCGGAGGAGTGGGACAGCAGGCTCATTGATGTTCTGAATGAGGAGAACATCATGAGAGGACTCGCGACCCACATCACGACTTCCGGAGAGCACAAGATCAACATCGCAGGAGCGAAGCCGACCGCTGCATGGATCGAGGAGGGTGGAGCTCTTCAGTTCACCGATGCGAAGTTCGGTCAGAAGATCCTCGATGCCCACAAGCTGCATGTTGCCGTGAAGGTAACCGAGGAGCTGCTCTATGACTCCATGTTTGATCTTGCTAGCTACATCACGAACCAGTTCGGTATCGCGATTGCCAATGCCGAGGAGGACGCTTTCCTGAACGGCGACGGACAGGGCAAGCCGACTGGTATCTTCGATGCCACGAACGGCGGCACGGTTGCCAAGACCCTGACCGGCACCAAGCTCGGCACCGATGATGTACTGGATCTCGTGTATGCCCTGAAGCGCCCGTACCGGAAGAAGGCGTCGTTTATCATGAACGACCAGACCCTTGCGGCACTGAGAAAGCTCAAGGATAACAACGGAGCCTACATCTGGCAGCCGTCCTATCAGGCGGGAGAGCCGGACCGACTTCTTGGCTATGCGGTTCACACAAGTGCCTTCGCACCGGAGCTTGCTGCCGGAAAGCCTGTGATGGCATTCGGTGACTTCTCCTACTACAACATCGGCGATCGCGGCACCCGTTCTATGCAGGAGCTTCGTGAGCTCTTCGCAGGCAACGGCATGATCGGCTATGTTGCCAAGGAGCGTGTCGATGGTCTTCTGGTTCTTCCGGAGGCCGTGCAGATCATGAAGGCAGGAGCGTCTGCCTGATAGAATGAAGGCAGCAATACAGTAACAAATGACGGGAGCTCAGAGTGTCAAAGCTCTGGGCTTTCTTTCGATGGGAGGCAGTGATGATATCGCTTGAAGAAGCAAAGAAATACCTGCGCGTGGACGCAGCTGATGAGGACGATGTCATTCAGCAGGAGCTGGATGCCGCAGAGAGCCTTGTCGCATCAGTCCTCCGGAAGGACAGTCTCGACGATACAGACAGTCCGATCATTGTGGTGGCGGTGCTGTATGCGCTTGCCTATCTCAACGAGCACCGGGAGGAAGCGGATCATCACGCGCTCACGATCACGCTTCGGAACCTGCTCTTCGGAGAACGGGACCCGAAGTTCTGATTGGGGGTGTGAGATGAATATCGCAGCTATGAATGTCCGGCTTACGGTCCAGAAGAACGAGGTCGTGAAGGATAAGTACGGTAACCATACCAATACGTGGGTCGACTTCTACACCTGCTGGGCGACACCGGTACAGAGTGGCGGATCCGAGAAGCAGGAAGCCGGGACGACAAACAGTACCGATGCGATTGACTTTACCGTCCGCTATGCCAAGTGCCTCGAGGGACTCGACTCCACAAAGATCCGGATCCGGCTGGGAGATGCCGTCTACAACGTCACCGCCATTGATCCGATGGGGTTCAAACACAACAGTCTTAAATTCAAGTGCGAGAAGGTGAAGCGATGAAGGTGAAAGTAGAAGATCTTGCTGCGACGGTCGAGAAGACACTCTCGGATTATGCCGACGATGTGAACGACATCGTAAAGCAGGAGATCAAGGATGCCGGGAAAGAAGCCGTAAAGGAACTGAAGGAGAAATCCCCGAAACGCACCGGAAAGTATGCGAAGAGCTGGCGTTCTACCGTCCAGAAGGAATCGGCGATCGGAGCTGAGGTGGTCGTTCACAACAAGATTTACGGACTCACACACCTTCTGGAGAAAGGACACGCCAAGCGTGGCGGCGGGAGAGTCGAGGGCATTCCTCATATCGCTCTTGTCGAGGAAGAGATCACCGGAAAGCTGTCGGATGAGATTGAGAAGGAACTGAAGGGCTAATGCCGGGAGGAAGCAATGGATAAGATCATACAGATTCTGGATGAGCTGGGGCTTCCCTATGCCTATGATCACTTTGCAGAGGGCGAGGGCCCGGATCCTCCCTTTGTCTGTTTCCGCTGTCCGAACAGCGACAACTTCGCTGCCGATGGAACGGTGTATTTTCCAATCACGGAGATTGATATCGAGCTCTACACGGACAAGAAGGATCCGGAAATAGAAAAGAAACTGGAAGGTCTGCTCATAGGGAGCGGGATCTTCTTTGAAAAGACAGAGACCTGGATAGAGTCAGAGAAGCTCTATGAGGTCCTGTATTCATTTGAACAGGAGGCCTGAAATGGCAAGTAAAAAGAATAAGGTCAAGTACAACCTGAAAAACGTACATTATGCCATCGCAACGATCGCGGAGGATGGGACCGCCACTTTTGCAGACCCGGTTGCATGGCCGGGTGCCGTATCCCTCTCGCTGGATGCACAGGGAGACCAGACGATCTTCTGGGCGGATGGCGTGCAGTACTATGTCACGAATGCAAACAGCGGCTATAACGGAGACTTCGAGTCTGCGATGGTTCCGGAGGACTTCCGCGAGAACGTGCTCGGCGAGATCAAGGATGGAAACGGGGTCCTGGTTGAAGATGCGGATGCCCAGCCCATTCACTTTGCCCTTCTCTTTGAGTTTGACGGCGATGTGAACGAGATCCGTCACGTCATGTACAACTGCACGGCATCGAGACCTTCCGTGGCATCGTCTACGAAGGAGGACTCCATCGAGGTGCAGACCGAGAGTCTGACCATCAATGCCACCAGCATCAAGGACGCGACGCTTGGCAAGAACATCGTCAAGGCAAGATCTGGTGCAGACACCGCAGATGCAACGTATCAGAACTGGTACAGCAAGGTCTACACGCCTGCTGCAGCGAAGGCGACAGGCACCACAACTTCCACAACATCGACTACAACGACAAGCAGCAAGTGATAAGGAGGCATTCATATGTATCAGGAAATATTCCTCCGGCTTACTGATGGGGCGGAGCAGAAGTTCCCGTTTCTCGCAACGGGAACCACAGCATATCGTTATAAGCAGGTGTTCCATCAGGACCTGATGATCCTCTTAAACAAAATGGAGAACAGCGAGGACGACCAGACCGACATGACGGTCGGTGACAAGCTGGCCTTCATCATGAATGCACAGGCAGAGAAGCGGGACATGAATACCCTGAACGAGGACGCCTTCCTCGAATGGGCAGATCAGTTTGACGGAGCCGAGCTCTTTCTTCACATGCAGGAGTTCGTTACGCTCTATCTTGGATCGCGGAGGACAAGTTCGAAACCAAAAAAAGAAGCCGCCCAACGGAGCGGGAAGTAAACACAGCAGTGTTCCTCCTGAGGGCGAAGCAGATGGGACTGACACTGTCTGAGCTGGATGAACTGGATGAGGGGACTGTGATGGATATGATCATTGAGTCCGGGAATGATTTCTGCGACGATGAGTATCGGCAGGTGGCAACGCAAGAGGATTTCGATTCGTTCTGACAAATGCATTCAAAGCGATTGCGAAACGATATACAATATGTTATTATCCTCATAGAAAGAATGTAAGGAGGGTGATCGTATGGCAGCAAGAACGGCGAATGTCATTGCAAGGGTAGAACCTGATGTCAAAGAAAAGGCAGAAAATATCTTAAAAAGTATGGGTATCCCATCCTCTGTAGCGATCAACATGTTCTACAGACAGATCATTACGGACAACGGCCTTCCGTTTCAACCATCAAAGAATGTGCGGGCTCCGAAGGCACTGAGCGAGATGTCTCGTGAGGAGTTCAACGCAAGAATGGCAGAAGGCCTTCGTCAGGCGGATCATGGAGAAGTTTCGTCTGTAGAGGATGTTCGCAAGAGGATTATGGGGGAACTGCATGGACTCCTATAAGGTTAATATTACAAAACAAGCAGAAGAATCAATGCGTGATATTGCCTTGTATATTGCCCGGAATCTTATGAATGTATCGGCGGCAGAGGGACATGTAGAAGCATTCCTGAACGCGATTGAAGAGCTTTCCTACAGAGCAGCAACTGTGAAAACAATTCCGGAGAACCCTTGGGGAGAAATGGGATTTCGCCGGATCAGTGTCAAGAACTATTACATTTACTTCAAAATATATGAAGATAGAAAAGAGGTTTCTGTTCTTGACATCATCTATCAGGGACGAGATCAGCAAAAAGGTTTGAGTGAGGGAGACTACGAAGAAGAAAATCCCGAAACGAATACTTGAGAATAGCTAGAAGCCTATTTTCAGTGGACCAGAACATCACATCTGTGTGGTGCTCTGGTTTTTTTATGCCATGAAGGGTGTGAACAAGGAGATCGAGGCAACTAAGCTTCCACAGATGAAATTCAAAACAGGTCTGAATGGGTTCCTGTTCGAGAAAGAAAGAGGATGAGATCTTCCTCATCAACTCGATAGACAAGAAGCCAATCCGGTTGGATGTGACATTCGCGAAAGCCGATGAAATCACCGGTAAGATTATGATCCCGGTTCTTATCGGGGAGCGGTTCCATCCTGGCTAATTTGTCTACAACATCGTCTAGAAGGTCAAGGTTGTAGCCACGCTTGGAGATCATTTTCAGATCTTTTTTGAAGTGATTGGATAGAACGACATTAAGCATCCTTGTCCTCCAGCACATCCTTCATTGCACTGCGGAACGAAGAGTATCTCTTATATTTCTCAGGATGCGCCTTCATTTCGTAATACTCATTCATAGCAGCGATCGTTTCTGCATTAGGATTTTCTCTGGTGATGGTGAAAGGAATTCCCTGAACACGCAGCGACTGTTTTAAAAATATTGTCACCGCAGTGGAAAGATCCATCCCGAGATCAGAGTAGAGCTCCTGACTTTCTTTCTTCAGATCAGCGTCGAGACTGATATTTGTACTTACTTTTGACATAAATATCACCTCCTTGATAAGAAGAATATAGCACGATTTGCACGATTTATCAACAAACTATGCGCATGACAAGCACTATATATAAAGAGGAGGTGATGAGCTATGGCAGACCGCATTAAAGGAATCACAATCGAGCTGGACGGCGATACGACCAAGCTCTCCAATGCCCTGAAAGGCGTGAACAAGGAAATCCGGGATACCCAGAGTAACCTGAAGGATGTGAACAAGCTCCTGAAGATGGATCCGGGAAACGCGGATCTGCTTGCGCAGAAGCAGAAGTACCTGACCGAAGCGATCGATGCGACCAAGAAGAAGCTTTCCGAGGAGAAGGAAGCCCTCGCCCAGCTAAAGGCTGGTCCTCAGACTGAGGAGACGCGAAAACAGCAGGAAGCACTGACCCGGGAGATCGAGGCGACCAAGCAGTCGCTGGAAGGACTCGAGGACGAGTATAAGAAGTTTGGCTCTGTTGCAGGACAAGAACTTCAGGTCGCCGGGGACAAGATGAAGGAAGTCGGCGGGAAGATCAGTGATGTCGGTGAAGGACTTACCAAAGGCATCACGATTCCTGTTGCGGCGGTTGGTGCCGCCTCGGTTGCCGCTTGGAAGGAAGTCGATGAAGCGCTCGATACCGTGACGCAGAAGACAGGCGCAAGCGGTGCAGCCCTTGAGGACATGCAGAAGCGTGCCAAGTCAATCGCGGAGACGATTCCCACAGACTTTCAGACTGCCGGAGATGCCGTCGGTGAGGTGAACACGAGGTTTGGTTTGACGGGGGATGCCTTGGAGGATCTCTCTAAGAAGTTCGTAGAGTTTGCATCGCTCAACAGTACAGACGTCAGTACTTCCGTTGATAACGTCTCTTCCGTCCTCAATGCCTTCGGGCAGTCGTCCGATGATGCCGGGAACCTCCTCGATGCTTTGAATCAGGTCGGACAGGCAACCGGTGTGTCGATGGATACGCTCTCGCAGGATCTTTCCAAGAATGCCGCACAGTTCCAGGCGATGGGTCTTTCTGCCGAGCAGGCGGCTGGATTCATGGGCGCGGTGGAGATGTCCGGTCTTGATACTTCGACGATGCTGACCGGCCTTACTAAGGCCCAGAAGACCGCAACTAAGAACGGACAGTCTCTTAGTGATGCACTGAAGGATTTCTCCAAAACCATGAACAGCAATGCCTCTGATACCGAGAAGCTGCAGGCGGCCTACGACCTCTTTGGCTCCCGTGCCGGTGGTGCGATCTACAACGCGGTGCAGAGCGGGAAACTCTCCTTAAGTGACCTCTCTACCACGCTGGGGGATTACGCGGGGTCCGTGGAGAGTACGTTCAACGAGACCCTCGATCCTCTCGACCAGATGACGGTTGTGATGAACAACTTAAAAGACCTCGGCGCGGAGATCGTAGATGCGTCTGCGCCAATGATCACGGAAGCGATGACCCAGATCAAAGATGTGGTGACGGCTCTCAAAAGTGCGTGGGATGGTCTGTCCCCGGGAATGCAGGAGGCGATCGTCAAGGCAGCACTCATCGCCGCAGCTGTCGGCCCAGTCGTCGTTGGCGTCGGCAAGGTTGTCACCGCTGTGGGTTCCGTCACAAGTGTGGTCGGAAAGCTGGTTGGATTTCTTTCCACAACGGCAATCCCGGCGATCACAGCAGTTTCCGTTCCGATTCTTCCGATCATTGGAATCATCGCTGCGGTCGTGGCTGCTGTAGTCGCGGTGATTGAGATCGTAAAGCATTGGGGAGAAATCTCCGAGTGGTTTGGTGGTGTCTGGTCTACCGTCTGTGAAGGCGTGAAGGATGTCGGCGCGACACTTGGCGACTTCTTCTCTGGATTATGGAACGGTATTCAGTCTGTAACGGAGACTGTGTGGAATGGCATCAGCAGCTTCTTCACAGGACTCTGGGAAGGGATCAGCACGACAGCTACCACGGTCTTTACTGGCATTTCGGATTTCCTCGGAAATACCTGGTCGACGATTAGCTCTACAGCATCGACGGTATGGGGCGGTATTACATCCACTCTATCTGGTGTGTGGGACGGGATCAAGACGACAGCAGGTACGACCTTTGATAACGTCAAAACCACAATCAGTACCGCGTGGGACACCGTAAAGACGAACACCGGGAATGCATGGGATGCGATTCAGTCGTCCATCGATCAGCACGGCGGCGGGATCAAGGGCATCATCGGAACTGCTGTGGATGCTTACAAGTCGATCTGGGAGGCGGGCTTTACTACCATCAACAATCTCACAGGCGGCAAGCTTGGCGATGCGCTTTCTGCCGCACAGGGGAAACTTGGAGCAATAAGGAATGCTTTCTCCTCCATGATCGAAAATGCCAAGAGCATTGTAAGCGGTGGCCTGAGCAGAATCAGCGGATTCTTCTCCGGCTGCCATCTGGAGCTTCCGCATATCAAGCTCCCGCACTTTTCGATCAGTGGAAGACTATCCATTGATCCGCCGTCTGTTCCTCATCTGTCGGTCAGCTGGTACCGGAAGGCGATGGATGATGCCTATCTCTTAAACAGCCCTACGATCTTCGGCGCAGCAGGTGGAAGACTCCTTGGAGGCGGCGAAGCCGGGCAGGAAGCTGTGGTTGGAACAGATAAACTGGCAGAGATTGTACAGGGAGCACTTGCCGGTGTATCCGGCGGTGACATCATTATCCCTGTCTACATCGGACAGGAGCGGATTGATGAGATCGTCGTCCGGGCAACCCAGCGGAGCAACTATCGGTCAGGAGGTCGATGATGCATGTTAAGTGATTACCCCATCTACTTTGATGACGTAAAGCTCTTCACACCGGAAAGCTGGGAGGAGAGCTACGCTGTCGTTGAGAGTACCAATCAGACCGAGGCAGGAACGGATCAGGTCATTGTCACAAGGTATGACAAACTGTCCGTCTCTGCCTCTTTTCCGTGTTCGAGCAGGTGGGCAGCGAGGTTCGCGGAGTTTCGAGATAAGGATTCGATACAGGTAAAGCTCTATGACCTGAAGACGCAGGGCTACAAGACAAGAACCATGCGGATGCGGAACTTCAAAACCGGGCCGGAGAAGCATTCAGAGAAGACGAGAGAGACGAATGGACTCTATACCGTAAGTTTTGATCTTGAAGAATTTTGATTAATCACAACCTATGGAGAAGGGAAAGGAGGCGCTTCATGTACGCCGTAAGCGACAAATATAAAGCTGCCATGAAGCAGCCGGTGCAGAGATTCCGGATGAGGGGGACGATTGGCGAACACTCCTTCACAGATGACAACATCCTTTCCGGATCCTTTTCCATCACGAATCAGTGCACAGGGAATGAGGAGATCGCCATCGGGCAGGTCTACATTGGAGAACTGAATGCCACATTCTTAAACATGCCGATCAGCCGATACGGATGGAAGGGGCTGGAGATCAAGCCTGTGTTCGGGATGAGACTATCCGATGGAACCTATGAGGAGGTTCCTCTGGGCGTCTTTACAGTAGAAACGGCGGAGTGGACGGAAAGCGGCGTCGTGGTGAAAGCCTACGACCATATGGCGCTTCTAGATAAGAACTGTAACAAGGTCATAACAGAGGTGACTCCGTATCAGTGCGCGCAGGCGATTGCGGAAGCAACAGGAGTTACCTTCTCCAATACAGAGAAGGATTTCGAGAGCTTTGCCAATGGAACCACGATGGTCTCAGAGACAGAAACAAACGATGTGGAGACCTGGCGGGATCTCGTCTCCTGGCTTGCACAGACGCTTGGGTGCTTTGCGACAGCCGACCGGAAGGGAAACATCGTATTTAAGTCCTTCAACCAGACGGTTGTTGATACGATTGATGATGCGCACAGGTATACAGGTGCTTCCTTTTCCGATTATGTTACGCGCTATACCGGTCTCTCTGTGGTCAACATGGCAGACAATACGACTTCCTACTATGCGGAGGATGAGGACGATGGTCTCACGATGAATCTTGGGAGCAATCCCTTCCTGCAGTATGGTATCGCGGCGACCAGGGAGGATATGGCAAAAGCAATTCTCACAGCGATTCAGCAGATCCATTACGTGCCGTTTACCTGCCGGGCCATTGGAAATCCCGCCTACGACCTTGGCGACGTGCTCGTTTTTCAGAACGGTCTTGCGGATGGAGACGCACTCTACTGCATCACAAAGTTCACATTTCAGTACAACCAGTACTTTGAGATGACCGGAGTGGGGAAGAATCCGGCCCTTGCCAGCGCCAGAAGCAAAACGGACAAGAACCTTGTCGGTCTGGCCTCCAATACCGATGAAAACCAGCTGGTTCATTACCGGTTCACGAATACCCAGGTGGTCGAAGTCGGAGACGGAAAACGGGTTCCGGTTGCTTCGATCCGGTTTGCTACGGCGACAAAAGCATCCGAGGTTTCCCTCTGGGCGGAGCTTCTTCTCGATGCAAAGCTTGGCACAACACACGCGATTGGCAGTACAAAACTGAAAGATGTGACGATTAAGGATGCGACTTCTCCGACAACGGAAGAGCTTCAAAACGAGATCAAAGAGCTGCAGACCGGTGTCAGCTCCCTTGATGAGCGAATGACCAGTGCGGAGACAGAGCTTGCAAAACCAAATACGATGACGGTCACGGTGTCCTACACCCTTGCCGGGGATGAGATCGATTACCATCCGATTGAAACTTATGACACCGCCGGGAAGCACATCCTTTCGCTTCACTACTATATCGGAGACGTCAAGGCCAATACGGTATATCTCTTCGTGATCTTTCTTACGGTGGAAGGCGGATCTCTTTATCTGGATACCAACTGTATCAATGCACTGATCGAAGGCATGGGTCTTGCAGGAACCGGTAAGTGGGATGGTACGATCAATGCCGAGGAAGAATTCACCGGCTTCTCGATGGGCTCTGTGATTGGAAAGCTTACGGATGCGGCAAAGACAGCGCTCCTTACTCCTGTGCCGACCGGGGCAAGTGATGCCGTTTCCTTTAACATGGCTTCTGTCATTGGAAACTTTACAGACAGCACAAGCGTCGGCATCGTGGTCCGGTATTTTATTCTTTCCGATACGGAAGGAAAACCGGACTACAACGGGACGTATCTCACCACGAATGCCGATGATGCTTTTGCTTTGCAGACGCTGTACAAGGTCCAGAGCACTTCCGGCACTGTGGACACCGGACAGCTGGATGTCCTGGATCTCTACAGCGCCTATCCGGAAATCGAGACCCTGGAGGAGGTGAAGGTATGAGCATTAGCCGGGAAGAGAATACGATGCGGATCACTTTCGAAGAGGATACGTGGAAGCAGGGAGAGGAGGGCATTCTTTCCGTGACGGATGGCACCACGCCTTTTTACTCTGCAGATACCTGGAAGGAAGATGGCAAAAATACGCTCCGGAGCGGGCAGATCACGGACAGCGGAATCAGTGAGACAACGCTTACGGTGACGCTCTCGGAAGACGGCAGCATGACCTTAAGCTATATCGTATCCAGTGAGCAGAACTATGACTGGCTCCATGTGCTGGTGGACGGAACAGAGGTGCTGAAGAAGTCTGGTACAGGGGTCAGTACCTTCACAGAGTTTTCTTATGCTCTCGCTGCTGGGGCTCATACGATTGTGCTCCGATATACGAAGGACGGATCCCAGAGCAGAGGAAATGATGCCTGCGGGATCGGGTATCTTCTGTTCACCGGGGTAGAGCCGCCCTACGCAAAGAAGTACCTGATGACGGACTTCAATGGAAAGATCTACACACTGGTAGATGGCGTAGTGACCGAGATCACGGATGCGGTTGCTGCAGATTTGGGAGAAGCCTCATATTTTCAGAAGAAGGGCTTTGATACGCTGCCGACGTCCGAGCAGCTCACAAGCCTTACCAAACCGGTCCTTTACCGCTGGTCGGATGGAAAGCCAAAAGCTATGACCGCTTCTGTGAAGGCGGTGCCAAAGAAGCAGACGATTCGCTGCATTGCAGATCTTGGCCATGCGACCATTCACGGCATCACCCAGATGACAGCGGTTTACACAGGGACGGTAACCGTTTCATACAGTTTTGATGGAACCACCTATACCGATCCTGTCGATATGGCTTCGTTCCTGGAGGCGGACTGTGATGCTCTTTATTCTGGTGCGCAGGCAAAGAAGAAGATCTGGTTTGAGTTCATGATCGAAGGAAAGACTTCCTCCCTCACGAACTTTGTCATCACCTATAAGAACGATTGAGAGAGGTTAAGAGAGGAGAAGGAAATGCTCAAAGGACATCTGCAGATTGATCTGCACAATGAAATCACAGGAGAGATCAAGAGGGTCGAGCAGGACAACCTGGTTACGAATGCCCTCGGATATGTACTTGGATTGGCAGCGAATGTTGGCGCGAAAGGAAACAATCACTTTTCTGATCTGCTCCCGGCTGCCACAAAGGCACTGGGGGGCTTGTTGTTGTTTGATGGGACACTGACCGAGGATGTGAATAACGTCCACTTTCCGATGGGTGTACATCTGATTGGTCATGCCGGGCAGACTGCAAATACGGCATCCAAGCTGGGAGGCTCGATTAACAAAGCAGAATCCGGGAGGACGGATACCGGTTATGTGAACGTCTGGGATTTTTCTACTTCTCAGGCAAATGGCACGATTGCGTCTCTCGCACTGACGCACACAAGAGCAGGGGAGAATCCCTTCAATGGGGCACAATACGATGATGGCGGTTTCACTACCGATCGATCCTATTGTCCCCTCACCTTTGATGAGAACTCAGGGGTTCTCTATCTTTATAGCGGCGGCAAAATCTACAAGAAGCCGTATTACACCAACATTGTCAAGGCATACACGCCATACCTTGGAGAAGAAACACAGGTGTTCGACTTTGCGTTTGACAATCCCGCCAGTTACTATTGGTCGGTTATGGATGGTTATGACGGGTACCTGTACGCTGTATATGTTCCCACGGTCACCTCGCAAGGGACGGTAAGCATCAAGCTTCGGAAGGTAAAAATTTCTGATTTCTCTTTTCAGGAAGAAGCGGAGCAAACCATAGCTGTGTCAAATGTGACAGCCAAGTCTACCGGTGATACAGATTTTTATGAGCAGTTAAATGCTGTGGTATCCAGCGGATATCTGTATTTCATTAGCTATGATGAAAACACGCTGTACAAAGTAAACCTGTCAAATACCGTCGACGTGACAGAAGTAAACTTTGGAAATATTAGGTGCAGGAAAATATATCCAATGCGCGGAGGTGGTGTCTTCGCAACCTTTGAGTGGACCGGCACCACATCATCCGGATCGACGACAACCTATGGAAGTCCGGGTGTGATTTATCCGGACGGAAAGTACAGGCTGAACGCAGAATCGACAAACAGTGTCGGATATCCGCAATACTACATTTCACATGAGACGGACTGCCTCCAGCGTTTTCGGCTGTGGAGCAATACTTTGTATTACTCGTTTGCCTGCAACTACCTTGGCACCATCTGCAACCTGAGCTCTCCGGTGGTAAAGACTAGCGCCCAGTCAATGAAGGTAACATACACACTGACGGATGCGGTGTGAAAGGAGGTGATTCCATTGATCGACTTTATCTTGAAATACTGGATTCAGGAGCTCTTTGCCCTGATCATTGCCGTCATCACATGGCTGTGGCGGACGCTGCTTCGGAGAAAGCAGGAGAATGACGAAATCAAAGAAGGAATGATGGCACTGCTGCATGACCGGATCTATCAGGCCTGCAGCTTTTTCCTTGCCCGGGGCTGGTGTTCGATGGAGGACCGCAGTAATCTGGAATATCTTTACAAGCCCTATAAGGCCCTTGGTGGGAACGGAACCG